GGCGGATCGAATCCGAAGAGCGGTTCGTCGACATTGTCTTGTCGTTTCTGTGTCAACCAGTTGATTGGAATATCTCTCTTCGAGGATATCATCTCGGATTCGAGGGACGAACCGAACAAGCCGCGTGGCTTGGACGTTCGTACTCGTTCCGTGAAGTATCTGAGAAGGAGATCCCAACCCTCTGGGTCGACATGAAGCTTCAAGCTTTGCACGACGGGCACCTTGTATTCAAGCTTTTGTAAAGCTTTATTTACTCGGCGCCTGAACGTGCTCGTCTTTTGGTTAGGGACGTACTCTAATGCAGGGACTGGTGGAATATCACTATTCCACATGTCCCTCGTTGGCACTTTTCCATAGACATGGATCAGTGAGCTTACGATATATTCGTAAGCAGCTACGTACTTCTTATTCAGAAGTGAGTTGGCGTAAGCCACCCACGATGAATAAGCGTGTGGGCATGGGATGTTTGACCAAACTGACCTTATACGGGTCGGTGTGACATTGACGCCTTTAAAAGCGTCAGTGCCACAGGATTCTCGGAAGAACCCTTTGGTGCAACTCTTAGCTCGGTTGACTTGAAGGTCAAACCGCTCTAATAGTTCAATCGCCTTATCCGCATACGCGGTTGGTACGATTACATCATCTCCATATACAAGTATACGCTCTCGCGTATACTGGTCAGGTGCACCTGCGTTGAGAAGACTCCATATAGTAAGCGCCATTATGGGAAAGCATAATGCTGACCCCATGGGCGCAAACTTATTGAGTATCAACTTCTCTCCGCTTGGGAGCACTGTCGATAGAGACCTGCTACACTCGAGAGACGCAAGAAGCGGCTCCGGGAATAGTAGGCGAACCAAACCTAGGCTTACACGGTCGCTAGCTTCCTTAAGATCTAAGGTAGCATAGTTTCCGTGCCGGGAACCCAAAAGGGCCCCGAATTGATTAGGCTGTTGGTTTGTGAAGAACACATTATCTTTGGTAAGATAATGTGACTCTACGTGAGGCACGATCGCCCTCATCAATCCTTGCTGAATCCATTGAAAATCAACGGGTTCGCAAGAAATGAGTCGAGGGCCGCGTGAATCCTTCGGTACAAGTAAAACTTGTGCCGAACTTTCACTGTCTCCAATCTGATCAGATTGGAGATTATCACAAACATGACCAAGAGATGCGTAAAAATACGCATCTAGAGGATAAACGTCTGTAATACGTCGAGAGACATTGGACCAAAGAAACTTATCCCGGTATCTTTGCTTGGTAGCAACGACGCCAGGTCCGTGTCTAGGTATAACATCCATCGGATCGAAGTCAGAAAACAGCTTAAAAAGCTGCAATCTGGCTTCGCGTACAAT